ATGTCCAACAATCTAAAACTATCAGATGTTCTCCGCTCCAAACGATACGAGAACAAACAAACCCAAGAACAAGCCGCTGAACTTCTCAATCTGAGTGTCCGCCACTACCAAGATTTAGAAAGTGGCAAATCATTACCAGGATTTAAATCAATTTGTAAGATTGCAAAAGAATATAACATTGACTTCTCGCAGTTCGCTGATGAAGAAGATGCAATATAGTCCTCACACCTGCATTTGCAGGTGTATTTTTTTACCAAAACACGAACTATGGCTCGTGTTATAATCCTTCTGCGCTTGCTAAACTTTTGTCGTAATATGACGAAAGCGAGTGCACCACAATGAGACCATACTATTCAAAAATTTTAAAAGAACTCTTTTATCAAAATATCATTTATACCCGGGCAAAACTCGGGCTGACACAAGAGCAAATGGCGGAAACTCTTGAAATGGATGTCCGCTCCTTTATGAATCTCGACCATGGCAAGAACGGTTGTAGTGCACTCACACTTTCGTTATATTTAATTTATTTCTGTGAGGATGTTCCGAAGTTCCTCTCCGAACTAAAAGCCGAGTTTGAAAAGGAGGATAACAGCATTGCTTGAACTATTAAAGAACCGGAAAGAAGAATCCTATCGTACCAAAATGAATATAACTAATCTTCACATACATCAAAATGCTGCATATCCAATCTGTCCCCGATGTGGAGCAATACTTGAACGTGATTACCTTAAGTATTGTAACGAATGTGGACAATGTTTAGGATGGGAGAATTATGATAGTGTTAACTAAAATAGGCAGAGAGCTGATAAGCTCTCTGCTTTTCCTTTTTTACCTGTTATTCACAATCTTATAAATTATCCAGTACAACGAATTATACTCCGGATTATTCTTCGCCTGGTCCAAAGCTTTGACCGCCTTCTGAACTTCGCTTATCTGAACCTTAAGAGGACCGTTCATCAATTCCCAGACGATATCGTTCCCTGTTTCAAGAAGCGTCTTCTTTACTTCTAACAAAGGTAGTAAATTCTTTTCAAAAGCTTCCCTTGTATTTCCACCGAAGAACGCTGTACCGGGACAGGTTTTTACAGATTTACCAGGAACATATGTACCAAGTGCCTTTTGGTCAGAGCTCCACCACGCATGATATACAACTCCCGTCTTTGCATCAAGACCGAACCTGTCAAGCAGAATCTTTACAACGCTCACAATTGCATTTTTCTGCTCGACAGTCATTACGTCACCGCCAACATCGAAGTTACCCAGGCATTCAATACAAATTGCGCCTGTGTTAGCTCCCTTTATTCCTGCAGGAATTGAATTGATGTTGCGTCCGGTACAAATCTTTCCGTCAGGGAAAATCGTGAAATGCTGAGCAATATCCGAATATCCATTGGTATTCACATGGTGATTGCGCATACCTTTCTGTAAAGCTAAATGGTTACTACCATTAAAATTATCATAGCTCGGCTCCCAAGTATGATGAAGCTGTATTTTATTAACACTTCTTGTCACCTTCAGCGAGAATATATATCCCTTAAACTCTTCTACACTTAATAATTTCATTTATCTCACTCCTATTCTACAATTTCAAATGTTCTGTCAACGCTCTTGATTTCGCACCGACCTTTACCTTTTAATTTCAAACTTAATTCCACACAGTCAAATGGGATAAGCTTGATGCTTCCTTTGTACGGAGAGCCGATAAGCCGCCATTCACCATCATCAGCTTTAAGCCAGAGCTCACAATCGTCCCCGACATCACCACGAATGGCAAACTGCTTGTACTTCTTTCTTTGGTGAGTTCCCTCATCGTACCAAAACTCACACTCCCACGGAACATCTTCTCTCGGAGCATTAAGATTGTAAACCTCAGTGCCTACCGCCATATGCATTTCACCATTCAGCATTACGAAGCTGGCCGCCTGTGTGCAATCCTCTTTGTGCCAGATGCCGTAATTGATGTCGTACACATAAAGTGCATATTCTCCGCTGTCCTCTTTAAGTGAAAGCCAGTACTTGTTTCCGTCGGAAGCTCCCACAGCCTCTGTACCGCTTATTTTTACCTCCTGACTGATACAACGTGGTATTCCGCCGTCGAACCTCATTACGCCATTTCGACCAAGATAATATACAGCCTCATTACCGACCGCCACGCTTCGCCTGTTTTCTGCAGGAAGTCCTCTGCAGGGAATTGTATCGGAACTCATTATCGCAGGATAATTTCCCGTCACAACAGTGATGCTATCCTCTTTAAAGTATACAAGTCCACTCATTAGAGCAGCGATACCGGTAATATCCGCACCCTGCCACAATGGTTGAGATATAGCTTCCGTATATGTATTGTCGCCGGTATTCCAGTCTACTATACCGTAATCGTCGAAGATGTCCTGTACTGTGCCAAAGAAAACATTATCCCGGTAGCCCCATAACCTTTTCTTCCACGCAACAACGTCGTAATAATGTGGATCTGTAGATTCAAATACCAACGTGTCTCCGTTAGTTCTATACCAGTTAAACTCTTCCCATCCGCCCGTTGCCTTAATGGTAAGTACATCCGCATAATCGCGATGCTCTCTGTCGCCCACTATCCACGCAAGAATGAGCTTCTTTTCTTCAAGTGTTACTTTCGTCGCTGTAAGATATTGCTTGTGTGCCGTTCCGGCCTTCTTTGCATACACGGAAAAATCCGTTCCTTCCGTCTTTAACCCTTCATAGAGAGCTTTTAACTGCGCACCTTCACCCCAGGGCGCATATAACTTAATATACACAATTCCGTCTTCATCACCTGAAGCTTCCCACAACCTCTCTCTGTCTCCACCGTTACCGTAATAGAAATTCTCCGCGTTAATGGAGCACGAAAAAGCTTCTCCGGATTTAAAGAATTCAATCTCTCTTGTTACGGTTCCGTCCTCTGCCTTATTTTCTTTAAGATGAAGATAACATCCGCCTTCACCCACAATAAGCTTGCTTCCGACCGTTACAAGTTTCTTCCCTGCCTCTTCTGAAACATTATTTACCGGCCATAATTGTTCGTTGTAATACAGCTTGTACTCTCCGTTGCCATCAATAATAAGCGCTACCAAATTACTGCGGAAGTTTCCTATCTCAAGTATCTTTGTAAGTCCGCTTCCGTCATAATTATCAAGCCAGTCATTCAGCGTTACCGTTCTTTCGACCAAAGGATGTTCTATTACTTCCCAATCGTAAAAAGATTCGTTATAATAACATCTTGCAAATTCTCCACTTACTTCAGGACCGATATAATTATAGTATACACCTTCTCTATCTGCACTTACCGGAGATAAATATCCTACTTCGATATAGTCTTCCGCTTCTGATTTTAGGGAATAAAAATATACAAAATTGTTATTTACATCTGTTTCCACTTCGCAAAGGTAATATCCCTTTTGCATTGGAGCGCCGCAGTGCGTACTGACGAAACGCACCTGCTGATTCTCTTCAGGTGCTTCCGGCAAAACTTCCACAACATCATACTGGCTTTCACATTCTTCCCAGGCACAGTAGCTATCCACTACACACTTATAACTTTTATTCTTTGTAAACTCTTCTGTTGTTTCTCCGGTGTACTTGTAATAGTATTGGTTTCTTGCATAGTGTGCTGCGGCTACAGGCATGTCGGTGACCTCTCCACCGTTGTTTCCGCCCGATATAGTTCCGGTAGTCCAGTAGGCATTTACATACATTGTGTATACATAGGTTTTTCCTTTTACCCATCTTTCCGTGGTTTCTCCGACATACTTTGTCCTCAATCCCTTGTATACATAAGTTGTGCTTTTCCCTTCTATTACCTCTGTCGACAACGGAGATTCTTCCCAATATTCACCATAATAACTACATTTTGAGAAACTTGATGCACTGGCGTAATACGGATACCTTTGTCCTGTTCGTTCACGTCTTCTGTATGTGGAATCGATAAGGCAATCCTCTCCGGATGCTACTACGGAAGCTTCCGTCACGCCGTAAAGCTCCTTTTTTATTTTTCCTTCCACCCACGAGCTTCCATCGTAATAATAAAATCCACCTGAAACATACTCGGGAGCAACCGCATCTGTTGTTACCTTATAGACGTTATTATCTTCCTCTATACACGGAACAGGCAATCTCTCAACATCTCTGTAAGCTTCACCCTCTGGCGAAGGAATCTTCGTTATAAATGTATAAGGCTTCCGCCCTTTTCTTGTTGTTATAAACGGATACGCATCAGAACTGAGGTTTCTCATATTCCTCATTTCTCCATCGCCAATATACGGCATACGGTTAAGCCCTTTAAATACCGCCGTCCTCTGTTTCTTATCTGCCATTCGCCTCATTCCCTTCGTGTCATAAGAGAGGGGAATTATCCCCTCTCTCCATCAAATATAGTCGCTTGACCGTGCTCTCTTCATTGCTTCATCCCAGTTAATGGTGGGATCATCATTATAGTACATTGCCGCTAAATCCATCAATGCATTATAACGTGTTGCTTCATCGCTCTTTCTGTTGTTGTAATTATTCATTACACCCTGTGCAACAAAGTCTCTGTCCGTGTAGAAATCCTGTTTATCTTCCTGCACGAGATTGTTAAGCAATCCATACTGACTGTACAGCTGATTACCCTTGTTGTAGTACATATCACGCGCTATCTGTTCAAGCGTCGGAATATAACTGTCCGCCTGGTCTATAATCTCACCTTTGGTAGTAAGAAGCTTGTTTATCATATTAACGGGAATGTCCCCGTCAAACTGTCTTGAAAGTGCCGCATACCCGTCTTCATATGCCTTGTCAGCTTCCTTTTCTTTAAGCCGTCTTATTGCCTGATACCGCTCATCGTCACGGTAATCATACTCGAAGTCTTTCCCGAAGTAGTCTTCAATCTCACGGAGCTTACCCTCACGAAGACCACCAAGTCCTTGCTTGTCCAAGTAATTCCAGTATCCGCTTGCACCATAACCAAGCCCCAGCGCACCGTCCTTGTCATTGTGCATCTTTTCATGATACATTGCCCCGGGAATATCCCCTCTCTTTACAGAATTGATACTCTCCTGTGCATGGTCAGTTTCCGCGTCCCACATTCTTCCGGGGTAGGGATTCGCCGGTACACGCACAGCAGGAACTGAAGTAATACCGTTCTGCTTTGCAAAATCTTTCATGGTGTAGTTCGTTCTCGCATAACCTGAACCCGTTGCATCAATCTTTCTGTTTCTCGCAGTCTGCGCCGAGTTAAAGCCTGCTTCATCACCTGCCGCTGCGCTTCTTTTCATTTCTTCCATATAATCCTTATCAGGATCAAATCTGTTGCTCATCTGTTTCACCTTCTTCCACTATCTCTGAAGCCGTCTCCACAGCCCCTGTGCTCATAGAATCAAATTTCGCCATAATCGATTCTATAACTTCCTGCAGATTGCGTCTGTCGTCAAGAATTACCTGTCTTGCGTGTATCTCCATCATTAATTCCATCTCCAATCGGGAGTAAATCCCTGCCCTGCAGGTTTGTTCTTTCTTAAATATTCTTTTTTGAACTTATCCCATTCGATATTGAATAAAGCATCATAATTCCCGAAGCACTCCCAGTCTTCACGGATATAGCATCCCTCACGTTTTACATACTTATCGTACATATCGTCGTAACCGTCAGCCACACCACCGCCACAAGCAAAGAGAGGAACTTCTTTCTCAAACTCCCTGAACGGCACACCTGTATACTTCTGAATCATTATTTCAAGTCTTTCTACGGCGTTGTATAACATTTCGTCATCAACACCGTTTACCGTACCCGACTTCTTTGCTTTTTCAACAACTTCCATTGCCGTCATAACTTCACCCTCTTTAAATGCTTATACATCTGTTTTCAAACTTTTTATAAGCATCAAAGTATATTTCTTTCTTATCTCCGTTGTATGTAACCTCGTAGTACATACCATCAAACAATGTTGTAGAAAGCAGAGCTTTATTATTTTGAAGGGTTTTACAGTTCCATACTACAAAAACGTCAAACTCCACATTTCCATCCGATTTATCCAGGTGTTCTTCTGTGTACTTTTTAACAAGGTCAACACAAATTTCCAAAAACTTTTTTGTATCCATTACAGTTCAACTCCTTCTATAACCGCACGAAGCTCAAGAATGTGCAAATAACGTCCCATAATAGTTTGCTGTTCCTGAAGCAAACCTTCAGGGCAATCGTGCGCAGGCATTGTAATCTTCGTTGCCGTATATTCTGTTCTTCTTGCCGCTTCAATCTTTGTATTAAAAGCCTTAAGCTTCTCATAGCGGATTTTGGTCTGATAATATTCAGCCTTAAATCTTTCTTTGTAGTCCTCGCTATTCATCATTGTAACAGTATTTTTAAGTTCTAACATATTTCTTCTTCCTTTCTTATATACAATAAAGGCGAGGCGATTATCCGCCCCGCCTTTGCGGTGTTTTTATTAGTGCTTTGCCGCTTCCTTACGGTACTCATCCTGCTTGGATGCCATAAGGTCAGCCGCTGCATTGTCCTGTTTTTTGGACTGTGCAATAACCTTTGCGTAAGCCTCGGGAATCTCGACCTTTTCACCGCGCTTTACAACAATGTTTTTGCCGTTGATACAAACGAAAACATCGTCCTTATAGTCCTTGTTGTCCTTGAACAGCTCAATTTCAACCATTTTCTTTTCAGACTTGGTATTTTTTACAGTAGCTTCTTCTACAGTAGCTTCTTTTGCAACGTTTTCTACCACCGTAGTTTCCACATTTTCAGTATTGTTCTTTCTGGCCATTGTTTCCAGCTCCTTCCGTTACATCATCACAAACTTGCTGCAGTCTCGATACGAACCATATAAGGCTCAACAAGTCTTACAGCCGCCTTTGTAGCCTTCCAGCCTGCTGTACCTCTCTGGTCAAGAGGATCTGCAGCACCGGCAGAGCCGAGCTGCTTAACGATATGACGAAGACCGCCACCGGAAATCTCGGTGGAACCGTAAGCATTTTCGCCAAGGATAAGAGTAGCATATACGTCAACGCCGTTAGCGCCTTCTCCCTCGAAAATCTTAGCTTCGCTTGTTTCTACGAAACGGACATTTTCAATCTTGCCGATTTCACCCTGATAAATGCCCTCGGGGTCGGAGTAAGTCTTTACATTAACCCACTTGGGATCACTCATAAGGTCATACGCTGCATCAGGATGAATAATACCAACAAAGGAACCGTTGATAGTCTCGGCGTTGTGTCTCTTAAGAGTACGAACTGCTTTTCTTACCGCATCAACTGTAAGATAGTGGTTGCCTTCGGCCTGACCTCCTACAAGAGCATCACGACTGTCAACCTGACCTTCTGCAAACTGTACGTTTGTACCGCCTGCAAGAACTTCTCTTACGATGGTATCAAGTGTTCTTCCTGCCTGACCGCCAAGAAGCTTTGTAGCCTGTACAAGGTTATTGTCGATAGCAGTAAGCTGAATGATATCAGAAAGCTCAATAAAGCCACCGTACTGCTTAACTTCTGCAGTAATAGTCTTTACATCAAGCTTCTGACCTTCAGGAGTAACACCTTCAGTAAGAGGGGTAGTAATAGCAGGAAGAGGATCGTACTTACGAAACTCCACCACCTTACCCTTATTCTTGGGAATCGGTACTTTCTGACCGAACTGATCATGTACCAACTTAGGCTCCGCCATATCAATAAGATAATCGGAGTAATAGGTTTTCATTTCGGCGGAAAGTCCGCCGCTTTCCCCGTAGGGAGTTACCTCACCTGTGCTGTTTGCCGCCATACCGGAAGTGGTATGTACGTTTTCACCTGCAGCAAAGTGCTGAATATTTAATCTGAACATAATTTTTCACATCCTTTTCATTTCGTTTTACTAAGTGATAATTCTCATTATCTCACCTTCGTTACGTTCTTCAGAACGTAATAGTTTCACCGCGCTGTGCTCTCTTTGCAAGCTCCGCGCGTTCCTTCTTTGTGAGCTTTGATACATCCATCGAGCCGTTAACAGCTACCTGATTACCAAGACCGTTTTCACTGGGTCTTGCCTGCATCTGCGCTGTGCTTTTCGCATATGCCGCTGCAGTATCTTTCTTGGCAGCTTCAACAATTTCATCCATATGAAGAACCTTGTACGCGTGTTCTACCGGTACGCCTGCTTTCAACAATTTGCCGAATTCGGGATTTTTAATCTCGACATTGGGGTCAAAATTAGGATAAATTTCTTTTGTGCGTTTTATGTCTTCATCCATTTCCCGTGTTTTTTGTTCGACAAACCGCCTTCTTTCGATTTCGTCTTGATACTTTTTAGCCGCTTTTTCTTCAATGTTTTTGCGGATGTTATCTGCTCTGACTCCTATAATTTCTCGGCTAATTTTTTCTCCTGTTCCGTTTTCGATAGAAAACGTTTCAATCATAGAAGGGTCTAACACTTTGGCAAGATCCTCAAAGCTGTTAACGTTGTGTGTTGCCATTAATTTGTAAATAAGGTCGTTTACAGGTTTCATTTCTTCCTGTATTTTTGACCTTTCTTCCGCAAGTCTTTTTCCAAACGCACCTGAAAACTTTTTTCCCATAGTTTTGTTCAGATTAGGATTCTTCTCGATGAGCTCCTCGAGTTGCTCCTCCGAATATGCGCTTAAATCGATTGCGGAATGATTTTCTTTCTGCTCCCCGGCGACAGGAACATTTGCGGAATTACCTTCCGCTTCTACGCCCGACTGCGACTGAGCGACTGTCGCGTTTCCGCTCGAGCTTGTACCATCAGAACCGCCCTCTGCGAATCTCTGAATATTAAGCTCCATTGAATTGCCTTCCATATTTTCGGCTCCTCTCTGTGTTTCATAGATTTATTATATCATATCTTTTTCAAGTATCGGTGCCCCACAAAAAAACAGCAGGCACATAGGTTACCCTATATGCCTGCCTTTACTTTTATCTGTTAGACCGCCTTGTTGTGGATCTTGTAGACCTTGTTGTTCTTGAGGTTGTCCTCGAACTCGATCTTGAGGAAGTTCTTCCACCGGAGCTTCCGCCCGAACTGCTACCGGAACCGCTCTTTCCCTTTGGTACTTCGCCGTTATTCTTAAGTCCCGTATAGGGATTAATCCACGTAGAACCTCCAAGAGCCATAAATAATGCTCCCTTTACATTTTCATTGTAATCTGTACTGTCAAGGTAATCTTGAAGTTCTTTTGATGACAAATTATTCTCGCTACCCTCGGGGTCGGATTTAATTGCTTCTGTTTTTACATATGCCCTTACGCCTGCATATTCTTCAATCGGCATATCATCGGAAAGATTCTCCTCATACAACCTGATATATTTATAATCCGAATCTTCCAATTCTCTGCCCATATCAACACTTGCATGGTAACCTGCCCAGTCACTTTCCACAGTATCAAATATCTTTATTTCCGCTTCACTGTACTGCGATGCATCATACTCGAATTTATCTTTGTATCCGTCCTTTGCGGCTGTAAACTTTTCTCCTTCAACCTTTTCCACGCCACTTTTTATAATATGATTCATTGCACCTTTTGAATCTCCATCTTGAAGCATTCCAACGGTTTCATTAACCCATGCAGTGTTACTTGTTTTTTCTCCCTCAGATACCGTATATCTCGCATTAGCACTTGCCGCCTCATATACCTTGCTTACAATTACACCCTTCGTGTAATCATCAGCTTTCTTGTATTCATCGGTCTTAACAATCTCTGTCAAAAGATTATATGCCGTCTGTCCCTGTACCGTCTGCATCTCAGTATATTCCGTTGCAGTAAGATTCTTCTTTGTGCCATCGTCAAGTTCAAAGTTTTTTGCCGCTGCTGTCGGGAATATCTTCATACCGTCCTCGTCTCCGACTTCACCGTAAAGCCTTTTAAGCTCTTTTTCCATAGGACTTATCTTCACAGTAGAATAATAGCCGGGCGAAAGCATATTCTGAAAAGCTCTTACACCCACATTCTCAGTTTTCTTTTCTCTGCCCCACTCATCAACATAAGGCTCAAGGTTCTGCGAATCCCCCGGAATCTTCTTCATCAAGCCCTGCACAAAATACTGTACATCACTCGGTACATCTTTATTCTTGTCATCGTAGCTTCTTCTCTGAGTTCCGTCAACAGTTCTTGCAACCTGTCCGAAAAGAGTCGGTACAGCTTGATTAACATAATTTGTGCCAATATTCCACGCAACATTTCCGGCAATTTCGGAAGAGTTAGACTGCTTAATAGTATCAACAGTACCCGTCAGTCCCTGTAACATACTCATTTCAAAAAACGGTTCTGACATATTGCTGAGTGCCTCAACCCCGTTACGAAAACCTATATTTTCACCTTTATCTATTGTGTTCTGCATCTCCACACCTGTGAAGAATGGAAGAGAAAACGGCGCCAACCAGTCGAGCGTATAGTTGTGACCACCAATTGTCAATGAATAATTCTGTACACCTGTAAGCTCGTCAAATTCCTTTTCCTTGTCGTCATCTGATGCACCGGAAATAACGCCAAGAGATTTTAAAAACATTCCCAGTGCTACAACTCCCGTTCCCGTAAAAGAGCAGCATATTCTGTCTATATACTCACTGGCAGTCATATCGCCTTTACTAACCTTGTATAAATCCGTTGTCAGTGCCTTAACAAGTCCTGCAGGGCTATATTCTACACTTCTTTTTAATATATTTACAGGGGTTTTCTTAAAAGGCATCAAGCCTTCTACCAATAATGCCGCACCTGCATTTTTCTTTGAGAAGTTACTCAGCGCATTTGCAAACGCACTCGCATCTCGGTATGTATTTCTCTGCGCTTCTTTAATAGCGACTCTTCTCGCCCTGTCAAGCGTAGCCTCACTCATATTGTCAAGGTCAATCTTGTTTGCCGCAAGGTAATTACTGAGAGCTGCTTTGTAATGGTGTCTAAGGAAAATCCAGTCTTCAGCTTCAAGGCTTTCTCCCACTTTCACCCTCATCCATTCAAGAGCTTTGGTGTCAAACACCCTCTGCTTATCCCTTATAATATCCGACGGATTGTGTTTACCACCGCCTTGCAGTTCCTTTCGCATTACCTCTACATCTTCCATTGCAAACTGCCTGTACTTCTTTGGCACTATAAAGGTTTTGCTTCGCTCTATCTTGCCACCTGTCGCTTTCGCCACAATCGGCTCCACAAACTTAGCTGCGATATTCTTTGTAGCAATCATCGGCATAAAGGCGGTGTTACCTACCACATTTCGCACATGGGTTCTCGCATTGGCGAGCATTGACATATATCGCCACGCATTCCACTTGTTTATCCATGTATTAGGTAACTGGTCTGCAATCTCCGTATAGATTTCATCTCGGATTGTTTCTCTCTCTTCTTCGGTCTTTGCTTCCATAAGCTTTGTTTTAAGCTCTTCCGATACCTCTATATCTGTCGAATGTTTCTTTCCGAACTTCTTATTGTTTCTTTCGACAATCTCTTCTTTAAGGTTCTGAATAACCTTCTCTATGTAAGCTACCTCGTAGTTCGGGTCTAACTTCTTCAGCATACTTATTGCCTGCAGGATCTGTGCCGTTCTGGTGCTTTCTGCCGCAAAGTCAATAATAAGCCTCTGCGCCTTTTCTTCCTGCCCTTCCTGACTATACTTCTCCAATAACACTTCTGCCATCGCTACCGTTTTCTTATCAAGATTGTGGGAAGAAATCGCACCGTTTACCTTCTTTTCCACCCACTCAACTCCCATTGTGTCAAGTGAAGCGTAGGCATTCTTCATTGCACTCTTATTCGATATAGGTGTATAGTTAAACTTACCCTTTTCTACATTTTCCAGTACACCCTCTGCCGTTTTATCAGTAAGTGTTTCCGCCTCTGCCGCCGTTCTCGCAAACTGCCTTACTTTTGTATCTTCTTCCACGCTTTCAGGTACTTTCACATCACGCCTCGGCTCAGCACCGGGAGGAATGAATTTCTGCGATGTATCTTCGGTAGTGGTGTCCACGCTTTCACCTGCAGGTGAGCTGTCAACATCGCTGAGTCGGGTACCTCTTATTGATTTTTTTAAACCCTCAATCTTCAGTCTGTCTCTCTCCAAAGCTTCTCTCTTTGATTCAATTTGCGCCTCATTAAGCATTTCATCAGGAGCATATCTTAAGAAATCTCCATCAGAAGGATTGACATTTTTTATAAGCTCTGCTATACTGATATTGAGAGTTGACGGAGTGCCATTTCGTTGTTCTTTTACATCGTATGGCGCCAAGATGTCGGCTCTTATTTTTTTAAGAGTTACAGACATATATAATCTGCTTCCTACCGACTTTTTAAACTCTCGAATATTCAACTCTACCGGAGCAATATCTTCGCCACTCTT